TGGGCTGTGCCATCCTCCAGTAAATAACCCGCAGGTGCTACGGAGCCAGCATACGGAAGCTCAGTGCCTGTCGGAACAAAGAAATTATCCTCAGTCCATACAGGAACGGCCTCGGTGCCGGTGTTGATGAACGACTTAAGCACGCCGCCTATTTCCTGAATGAGATAATCCTTGCCATTGACTTCCTGCCCGATCAAGCGCAGGGCAGGATTTGGTTTCTTTGAACTCAGATCGGTGGGCAGCTTGACAGGAACCGACCCTTGCTGACCTTGCAGCAGCCCGTAGGCGACCGCCGAGAGCGACGCATTGATCGAGCTTCCTGAATCGAACTCGACTGTTACGGTCGTGACGCCTGCGCCGAATGACACCACCGTGATCGTGCCGTAGGCGGTCGAAGCCGGAGAGCTATTCGTGAGCTTCACCCTTCTGCCGACCGCGTAGGTCGCTGCCTGATCGCCCGCCACGCTGAACTGCGTGCCGCTGATAAAGGTCGGCACGGTGCCAGCCACCCATTGATCTATTGTGAGCGCAGGGAATGGCGTGACCGCGACATAATCAGCCGTATAGACCGGCGACACTGGCGGGTCGGTATCGGTCGGAGGCGCATAGACGAATTTATAGAATTTCTGCGAGTCTATAAAGATGGGCGATGCGGGCAACCCAAATGCGTTGAGGACGATCGGATTGGTGTGAAAGGCTGCGCCAGCCACATCTTTCGCAACCTGTTCCTTCGTGGACGTGCCCGCCAGATAGGTAAAGAGCTTGAAGCCGACGGCCAGATTGCCGTTGCTATCAAAAAACTGCTGGTTCCCGAATGGTGAAAGCTGAAATGACACGGCTACCCTTTCGCCGGATGAAACTGCTCACCATTCCATGACATTTCGAGCGGGTGCCCTTCATGCTCAGAATGAAAGGCGACTGCCGCTGCCCCGACCAGTTCGATCGGGATTTCGTAGGTCGCTTCCCTTTCCAAGAGGCAGTCCTTCACCGCCACGCACCGGATATGGAACACGCCAGTCTCCATCGCTCGATAATCCGACCAGTCTACGCCGACCGTGAAGTGACGGGACTCTGGATAGATATGCAACGCCAGGACGCGCGCCGCATAGAGCCAGGGGTTCTCCTCACCGTCAAACGATTGCAGGTCATGTCTATGCGGCTCCTGCCCTGGACGGGCAATGTTCCACGCCCTCATTGCGAAATCGCTTCGCCCCATCCGACGACGTTTGGCAAGAGATACCGCTCGGCAAATTTATTGAGCCTCGGATACCCTGCAATGGCGCGGCTGGCGAGCCGTTTAGAGGCCAACGCTTTCCCGATCCCATGCGCTCCCAATGTCAGACCAAGCCCATATGCGGCCATCTCAGCGGGCTCCTCGCCTGTCAGTTTTCCAGTTGCGGCTCCTGCTGCGGCGGAGGCCAGCGGCAGCGCAAGCGCGTTCACGATGCGGCTCCCCATCCACCGCTCCGTCGTGCCGCTGGAGCCGATAGGGGAACGAACCATCTGGGCGAGACGAGACAAGTCGGCCACTTTTCCAAGTGGCCCCGTCCTTGTACCTGCCGCCCTCGATGGTGATCCCGCCACATCTTTACGAACAAACTTCGCCGGATTAAATTGGCCAGTCGTCACGTCGGTCGCTTCCTTGATTTTATGAATGTTGGAGAGCTTGCCGCGCGCTTCCGTCAAACCCGCGTACCATGTTTGCGAATCCGGCCCGTATTTCTTGAGCGCGGCCCGCTCGACCCAATCCAGAAACGTTTTCTCGACTTCCTTGATCTCGTGCTTTGCGCTCACGTCAATCTTCGGGTCGAACTTCATGTTGCGCAGGTCTTGGATGAGGTCAATGATGCGATCGCCCGTCATGGGCTTGGCAGCCATCACGTCGCGCAACGTTTTCTCGACTTCCTTGATCTCGTGCTTTGCGCTCACGTCAATCTTCGGGTCGAACTTCATGTTGCGCAGGTCTTGGATGAGGTCAATGATGCGATCGTCCGTCATGGGCTTGGCAGCCATCACGTCGCGCTGCACCATGCGGGCGGCACTCATGCCCTGCGGCGTCGCCAGCACCATCGAGGGGCCCCTCCCGGCTCCACCTTTGATAAACTTCTTCAGGTCGCCCGCGATCTTCCAGTCCGGCTTGAGTTCTTTCACGTTGGCCGCGAACGGCTTGTAACCGGATGCGATTGCACTGGTCGCGGCCTTCTCGATCTCTATACCTGTCGGACGGGTCGCTTGTGAACCGATCACCTCAGCCGCCGCACGATTGATATAGTCCTCGTGCAGTTGACTGATCTTGCGAAGCGGCCCTGCCGCCCCAGGTGTAATCTTTGCCCCTTCGTGAATGATTTTCACCATCGGATCATCACGAATTTGTCCGTAGAGGAGGCGCGGGATACCCGATCTCTGAGCGGTGGCTTCGATTTCCTGTGAGGCAGCTTTAGCAGCCCCCTCCAGCGGCTTCGCGTAGGCCGAAATGAGCTTGCCGACGCCGGTTGAGATGCCGCCTCCAGCACCCCCAATGAGAGCCTGCTTGACCTTCCCTTTGACGAACTCGGCAGGCCCCGCCTCTGGAGGCACCTCGGTTGGCCGCGTGGCTTCGAAGGCCGCGCCAGCCTGCGCGCCTTGCGTGATGGTCTGAGGGGTCGTAATCGCCTTCATGCCAGAGATCAATCGCGGAGCCGCTGCCGCTAGAGCCGGAACCTTCGAGGCGATCTGACCGGCTACCGCGCCAGGAATCAAGAACTGCCCGACGACGCCCAAGACATAGCCGAGCTTCCCAGGCAGCGTGTCGAGCGACGGCCCGTATTTCTGGTTCGCCTCCTCGATCGCTTGGTTGACGGCGGCTTGCTGCTCAGGAGAGCCGCCCGCAAATGTCGCCAACTGCTTGACGCCCTGGACGGTATCGAGGCCGGACTTGTAGAGGCCGGAGAAAAACGCCTCGACGTTCCCAGGTGGAGCCATGTCAGCGGCAGACGGGCCAGCCACAGACGCAGCGGCCACTGGAGCCGCCCCCGCCGCCTGTGGCGCGATCAGCGCGTCCATTTCAGCGTCCGTGTACGTTTTCATCCTATCCTCTGATCTGGAAGTCTCTGCGCGAAGGTCTCGGTGTCCCAGGAATGACGACCCACTTATTCGGGCCCACTTTCATGCGCCCATGTTCAATCGTCCCGACTGGTGCTTGCGCGGAAGGCGACACGGCAGGTGCCGCCGAAGGCGCGGGAGCCGGTGCCGCCTGAGCCGCCCGCTTCCCACCGAGCCATTCTTGCGGCGTGAGAAAGTTTTGATTTTTCACCCCCTCGAACCGCTGACCGCCACGAGCGCCTTTTACGACCAGTACATAGGGCGGATTCGCCTCTATGTATTCCATCCACTTCGCCTGCGCTTCATGAAATGGCGTATCGCGCTTCTCCATTTCGCTGCGCTTCTGAATTTCGCTCATGAACGACACGTAGGCGGTGCCCCGCTCCGCCGCATTGTTCATGGCGATCAAGGCTTGCGTATTGGCGCGTGGACTACCGGCGATGCTCGCAAAGGCGTCAAGAAAGTTCTGATATTCCGTCGTGGTATTCATCGCGCCGGACGTGCCTTGCTCGATTAACGATTGCGCATACAGCTTGATGGCCTGATCGTACTCTTGTAGGTACGAAGAACCCATCATGGCCAGTTCCTTCTGCAAGGGCAGCTTGAGCAGTGCATCGCCGATCTGGTGTGTATTCTGCAACTCCAGCAGACGCGGAGCCTGTACAGGGCCTAGGATTTTGCGCGGACCCAACGGGGACGATACCGCCGCGATCGCATCCCGATAGCTCTTATCGTTCTCGGTACGTTTCCTTTGCTGCTCGGCACGAGCCTCCTCCCTGAGCTTCACGCCCTCGGCTTCCTCCGCTCTCGTCTGCATCGTGGGAGCCGCTGCTGCCGGAGGCGACGCTGCAGAGTGAGAAACCGATGCCGCAGCGGGCGCGGGAGCCGCCGTGCGCCCCGAAACCGGATGCGCTACCGGCGTCCCGACTTGCTGTGGAACCATTGCCTGCGCGGGCTGCGTCAGGTACTTGTCAGGATTCTTAATCAAGGACTGGTACGCGGCTTGCGCCGCTTGAATTTCGGCAGACTCCGCCTGAATGATCGCATGTAATTCCTGATCCCCACCACGCAGGTCGCCATCACGCCGCCTCTTTGCCGCTGCCGCGATGTTCTCCTTGTGCTGCTGAATCTTGTCTCCGATCGCCTTCCGGTCGGCCTCGAACGCCTCCAAGCCCTGTCGCCGCTCGGCCTGCTTTTTAATATCCGTGTCAATCGGCGCGTAGGGATCTAAAATAAACTTCCTTTGACCGCCTGAAAATTCCAATCGCGGCATCATCGGCGTTGATCCCGTGCCGGTCTCACCGACGCCCATCGCTCCACCAGGGCCTTGCGCCTTCCACTTAGCGAGCATCGCCTCATTGAGCGCCTCATCCGCGAGACGCTTCTCTTGATCCTTGAGGGCCTCAATCTCAGCGGAGCGATATTGCTGGAACGGCGCAGCAATCATCTGCTCAGCGGCAAACGCCGCCGCCGGGTCTCCTTGCGCGTAGAGTTCTTTGAGCGCCGCCGGTCGTTGTATACCGGGGAATCCAGCCAAGTCCTCTCCAGAGCCGAATTCTTGAGCAAACCGGCGCAAGGCAAGCCGATTCTTTTGCTCGCGTCCAGCGGCACCAGCAGCTTCGAGTCCTTGAAAGACGGACTGCCCTTTCAGGACTCCAGCCCAGGGGTCGTCGAATCCGTAGTTCTCAGGCATTAGCCTTGCTCGTCTCCAATCAGATAGCCTGCGTCCTGGTCAGCAAACAGAGGATTGGAGCCACCTGGCACTTGGAACATCGCGTTGCGGTCTTGCAATCTCCCGCCAAGTCCAGACCATCCCGCGTTTGGGTCTGCGAACTCCCACATGCCGTTATCGGGATTGTTTTTCTGCGCCTCCAGATACTTCGCCAGCGTGTTTCCACCAAGACCGCCAAGGCCCGTGAGCGTATCCGAGATGGATTTCCCGACGGCTCGATCGCCTCCCGCTTCCGCCGAGCCGCGCGCCGAGAGCAAGTTCGAGATCGCATTCGCGTTCTGATTGCCGAGATAGCCCAAGTTCGCGGCTGCACTCTGGCCCATCCCGGCAAGGCCCTGCCGGAATCCGCCCTCGCCAAGCCAGCGATTGAAGGCATTGCCATATTCCGATGACGCGAGGTTTTGCCCGTAGCGCGTGGCGGCGCGCAGCGTGTCGCCGCTCTGGAGTAGCCCCGACGTGGCGGCGTTCCCCGTCAGCCCCTTCATCCCTTCCTCGCGCCTGAACTCGTAGCCAGGGTCGAGGTAGTTCATCGGCTGCTTCGAGGGGTCTTTCAGCCATCCGCTGAGTGCGTTAAGTTGTTCGCCTCCAAATTGCGTGTACGGAGCCAGTCGCGTGACGTTTTCGTTATATTGCCGACGCTGTTCCGCCGTCGCTTCACGAATCGCATTCGCCTGCTTTTTGGCCGCTTGATTTGCGAAGTGGCCGCCTATGAGGGAACCTCCAATGCCCCCCAGACCAGCGATCGCCCCCGCGCCTAGAATTGCACCCATGTTATCCTCCTGTCGTCACAATGGAGCGTTCTAGCAGGCTTTGCATTTCCTCGTTGAGCCGTGAGGAGAATAGCTGAATGTCAAGCCCTGCGCAAAAGTAATGCCAAATCGGATCAATACGCACAGTCGGGTCGAGCCATTCGACCAATCGCATCGAGACATCCGGTCTCCACTCATCAAAGTCAATCTCGAACGCCGTGTCCATCTTCTGTCGCTGCTCCCATTCAATGCGCTGCCCGATCATTGCGGCGTCCGGCAATGTCACCCCAAGCGCATCACTGAGGGACTGCTCGCACGTACCCCACTCGCGGTAGATATTAACGAAGCGCGCATCTGGAAACGCCTGCTCGATCTCTGACAAGTGAAGCGCGTTCGAGGAGTCCACATTGACGACAACGCCCTTACCCATGCCTTGCATTGCGGCGAGCAGCGCCGTTGATGTCGGAAAGTATTTCCAGCCCTCGTGTATAGCGGCGATGCCGAGCCCATTCAAATACACCGTGAGCCAGCACGTTCTGGCCCTCGGAGGCGACAGCACAAAGACAGGTCTCATCGAAGCCCTCGCATCCTAACGTATTCCTGCGTCCATGCCGAGAGGCGCCCCTCCACAAGCAGAAACGGCGTAATCTCCATCGGCATTCCTGTGAGCAACGCAACCGACGCCGTATAACAGGACGGGTTCGGGTAAATCTTTTTGCCGTGCGCGTGCAATACCTGTGTCACCGCATCAATCTTCGCCGCATGAGAGGCTGGCAGCATATTATGAACGTGCTGCCAGAGCGGGTCAGGGCCATCCTTAACAAAAGCATTCCCCCATCCAGGGACACGCTGCTTTGCGCCGAGCATTGCCTCGGCCTCCAGATGCGGCTCCGGCAGCGCGAGCAGGGCATACGTCTGGAGCAGCGGGGCATGGACGCCTCCGAGTGTCATAATCGCCGCGCAGATCGCCTTGAGATAATCACCGCTTCCGACTGCTGCCAACTGCAACGCCTGATGACTGATATTACCGCGACACGCCGAACGGTCATGCGCGCAGGATAACGCCGCTAGGAGATCGCTTCTTATGGAAGTCTCGATCATGCCGCCGTCCCATCCGCCAACACCCAGGCGGTCGAAGTCGCCGTGATCGTCTTGGCCCAGATCGGCTTGCCGAGCGTCGTATCGAAAAACGGATAGCCGACATAGGGAGCCACCGCCGGACGGTTGGCCGTGGCCCCGGTCGCCTGCGTGTGGTTCAAAATCTCCTCGACTTTCGCCATCCAATTCGACCATTCAATGGGCAACCCCTCCTGCTCGGTGAACGGAATCCTGGTCGGAGGCGGCGGGATAAAGTTCACGACAGCCCGCCCTCTGGAATCAGATAGGCTCCCGTAATCCGCCTGCGCACAGGATCGGTGATGCGGAACCGTACCGCCAGATCGCGCGCGCTCCCGATGCGCCGCCGCTCGGCCCGCGTGGTATATTCCCCGATCTTGCCGATCGGCACCCATCGCTCCTGCCCCCAGGTGCGGCCCCCATCCTTCGAGACTTGAATCATGGCCTGCGGGTTCTCGCCCTGGCCGGTCGAAGTGCCGACGCCTGTTTCCATGTCAATCTGCATGCTGTTCAACGCCAGCGAGTCCCCATTTTTGAGCAGGTGGATGCTGGAGAGTTCAAAGATGAGCGGCTGTGTGCCCTCGGCATACACGTCCTCGCGCATCTCCCAAATGATGCCCGTGAACGCATCGGAAATAAAAATCCTGTCCAAGGTCGTCACCATGAACTGCCCGCGATAGTACGGGGTCTCGTAGCTTTCGCGCTTGCACCAGAGTTTCGTATTGGCATCGTAGGCCCAGGTGATCGAGTCGGATTTCGTTGTCCCAGGAAACGTGATCTGGAAAATCGCGTGCCCGCTCACCATATAGCCGCAGCCGAACGCGATGCTATGATTGATACGCTTCGAGATGTCCGCATCCACCGCTGGCGTGCTGATTTTCTCCGCCGTGTAGTTGACGATCCGGTAGAGGCCCGCCTCGCCGTTGGCGCGGCCCAGAAAAAACCGCTGTTGACCGACCTTCCCGTGCGCCAATTCGCCGCCGAGCCCGACTTCCGTGTTGGCCCCGGTGATCGGCTGAAATCCAAGCTGTCCAGGCAACTGCGTGGACACGCCCGACCACCATTCGAGCGAGGACTTCCCGGACACCACGAGATCGTTGAACCATCGGTCTACCGACACGATGCCGTCCGGCGTGGCCTCCGGCGTAAAGAAATTCAGCGCGTCCCATCCCAGGCCATTCGCCTGATCGCTGCCATAGACCCGTCCGGCGTTGACGCCCTGGGTCACGTAGACCCAAAACCGCTGCTGGAGAAAAGCGCAGCCTCGCGCGCCGACCTGAAAATCAGGGTCGGTAATCTGCGCCATCACGCCGGTCGTGGGCGTGTAGATATAGGCCGTCACCCCGTCATTGAACATGAGTTGCGAGCCGTTATCGTCAATCCAGGCTGGCCCAGAGGTCGTCGTGAGCGTGGCCAGCACAGTCGGAGCCACGTTCGTCGGAATCTTGAGAATCTGATTCAGGACGACCGCGTAAAAGATCAGTTCGCCCTCACGGACGAACAGAGCCCGCGCTGGATTCGCGCCCACGTTGAGAAATTGCGTCAGTCCCGGCATTCCGAGAATCGCTGCCTGCTCGCGCCCGTTCTCCGTCATTTCCACGACCGCGTTGATACGATCCACGGTCGAAATGAACGGCGACCGCTGGAGCGGGCCGAGCCCGAATATCGAAATGGCCTTGCGCTCGGTCTGTACCATGCCAGGAGGCATCAGAATCCTCGCACCGTGTCCGAGTAGACGTTATAGCCACCGCCTTGACGAGCCGCGAGGCCGGAGACTTCCATCGTGGCGACCGGAAACGGCTTGAGATTATTCGCCTTGACCAGTTCAGTCGCCTGATTGAGCAGCTTGTCCATCCTGGGCGTGAACTCGCGCCCAAATTCAACCGAGAGTCGTTCGCCGAGGGTGTACGCAAGCCACGTCTGATAGCCCAAGGGCAGCGTCACCACGTCGTCCAGCGTCAGGTACGTGGACAACTGCGCCAGGACGTTGAGAATCACCGTCGTCGCGTTGTCGAGCGGGATGGGGTAAATCTTGAGCGTGCCCTTCTCCGGTGTGGGCTCGTAATAGACCACATCTATCCATCCGGCGATCTGGATGGTTTTCATTTGAATCAATTTCTGCCAATCTTCCAACTGCTGCGTGACGAAAATAGGCAGATCAACATTATTGCGGCGCGAGATCGCCGAGAGAATCTGCGCGGGACGCGCCTCGACGATATGCGGCGTCGTAGCGGCGGGGCCGATCGTGTAGGTCTGCTGCATCGAGACCGTCGGAAACGCGATCTCCGTGCGGTAGAAGGCCAACAGCTTGTCAATGTTGGCCTGCTCGATAATGCCGGTGAGTTCGACGAGCGCATCCTGCGCCTCATCGGTCGTAGCCGCTTCGCCCGCGCCCAGGACGTGAATAAACCGCATGGCGCGGTGAATCACGTCGCGGATTTTGACGGTCGTGGAGCCGGAGCCGACAACGGGCATCAGTTCACCCGACAGGCGATAGCGACCAGTTTCCAGTTCGCACCGGTCGGCGTGAACACCGCGCCGGTCGCCTTGTTCAGAAACGAGGCCAGGGTCGTATTATTGATCGTCACGGTCACGTTGACCGCATCGGCACTGACCGCACAGCCGAGCGCCGCCGCCCAATTCGATTGCAGGTAGTACCGCTCGCCAGGAAGGTAGCCGCCCTCGGCCACGACGTTCTCGGCAAACAGCCCGACGCAATCAGGATAGGCCGTCAGGCCGTGCGGTTTCGTGACAGTGCCCCCAACGGCAATCGGAGGGCCAAGCTCGATCGGGGCAGACCGGAACACCGTGCCGCTCGGCCCCCCGACTGGAATCTTGACGAAATCCCCGCTTTTCAACTAAAAATCTCCACCCCTCGCCGTCGCGTGCATCAAGTCCTGCACACCGGCGTAGACGGACTGGCACACCTTGATTTTCTGCCCTGCGGCCAGATGCAACCCGCCAGGAAACGCGATGGTCTGCTTCGCGCCGACCGTACCGGCTGCGCGGGTTGCTGCCGCAATCGCCACCTCATCATGGTAGCGCGGATTCGCGCCCGCCGAGTCGGTAATGAACATCTTGCCGAGCATCGCGCTCGACAATGCGGGTGCCGCCTGCGCGTTGATGAACCGAATCTCATCCACGCGGGAGCCGTTGGCTCCGGCGGTGAAGAGATCAATAAGCGTCCCGCTGCCGTCGGAGGCCGTGTTCGGCGTCGTGCCGAGCGAGGCCGTCGGGCAATTCGGCGTGAGCGCAAAAACAGGTTCTTTATTCGGTGGCATGGCGTCTCCTTCCTACATATTGAGAAACGAAGTCACGAACGGATTTCTTCCCCTGACTCCAGTGGTTTGCGCGGCATCGTACTCTAGGCGAAGCCTGTCTGCTGCCGCCGTGAGCGCCGCAAACGTCTTATTGCCTGTCCCGACGATGAATTGCCCTTTCGCCGAGAACAGGTCGTTGAAATCGAGAAAGAGCATATCCGCCAGATCGGTCACGTCGAACGTGTAGCCGGTCTTGAGAAAGGTCATGTCGTAGCGACCGTTCGCCACGTAGAACTTGAACGTCCCGTCGGATTCGTTGATGAAGGGATTGGATTTCGGCGTGACGCCGTTATCCGAATAGATCGTCGCGGGCGTCTGCGTGCCCGCGAGATTCACCTGGACGGCGACGCCGGTGAGAATCTGGCCCCGATCGTCAAAGACGAGATCGCTATATTTCTGCACCGCAGGTCTCCCCGTTCGGACAGACTACGATGCGCTACTCGTCGTCGTCCTTCTTGCCCTGCTTCGACTTCGCCGCTGGCGCGTCGTAGCCGTGAAACTCGGCGGCGGTCTGCCAGCCGTCGGCCTTCGCCGCCTTTTCTTCTTTTGCGTCCACGACAGTCGTGGCGGCGGCGGTGTTTTTGCCTTTCACGATCCGATAGAGACACTTCGGATATTCCTGGTACTCGTGCATCGCGCCTCCTCCTACAAGCCACATCGCTGATGAAATGCACATGGCGACACCGGAACGATCAGGTGATGATGCCCTTGTTTCTGAGCGCGACCATCAACGCATTGAGTTGCGTTTTGAGTTCGCCCATCGTCGTGATCGCGGTATCGCGGTTGCCCGCCGTGTCCCATCCGCCCGCCGCCGCCCCGGTGCCGCCTGCCGGAATCGAACCGGCGACACTGGACACGGCGACCGTCGCCGTCTGCGCGATGTTCTTGAGCCGATCGAACTCCGCCTGTCCTTCATCTACCCGTCCTGCCAGCATAGCAACCTCCGTCGTTAGTAAGTTACGAGGGTGCCGGAGTCGGCCCGTTCTCCTCCTCCGGCCCCGCTCGATGGCTGGCCACTTTCGGGAGCGACCCGTCAGCGATCAGCGCGTTTGCAATTCCCGAAGGCGATCATAGAACTCGTCGCGGGGCTTCCATCCCTCGCGCTTCGCCTGCTCGTACTCGTCCTCCGAGCGGCATATCACCATCCGCTCGGAGTCGAGCCGTGCAGGGTTGGTCAGTTTATAGAGAAACCGCGTCAACCCCATTGCGACTATCCGGACGCAACCCGCGCAGCCAATTCCGCACGGATGGTCTTGAATCCGTACAGAGTGTCAACGCGCGTGATGATCTTGTCGGTCGTCACGTCGTAATCACGGATAATCCGCATCGAAATGCCGTCCATGCTGTCGCGGGCCCCAAAATCCAGGCCCTTCGGCATCACGAGGTCGGCGGACGCCAAGGCGAACGCCTGCTTGTGATAGGACAGTTCCACCGGATAGACGAGCGAGGCAGTGCCATCGAACGTCACCGCCCCGCCGTTGGTCGGCGAGGCCGTCACGTTCTGCGAGGCACCGGTAATCACGATGGATGGGCTGATCGGCAGCGCAACGGTCGCACCGCCCGAAGTCGTGTCAGCGGTGACGACGAACTTCTGGAGCCGTCCCGTGTCCACCTTCGTTTCAGGATGGACTTCGTTGCAGCCTGCCGCCGTGAACACCTGTCCTTTCTTGAACGTGTCGCCCATCGCCAGTCCGCCGATGGTCAGCGTGGCACCGGTCTGACCGGCACCGGAGACCGTGACTGCCGCCACCTTGTTCCCGTTCGTGATGGACGGGGCCAGGGTGTTGTCGTACCAGTCCAGCCCTGCCGTGCGCCCCATGATGCCCTCGCGGTACTGCTTTTCGATCGCAGACGAATCATGGAACAGCCCTTTCAGGGAGTCAATGATCGTCGCGGACGCGAGCGGATGGAGTTGCAGGCAGCGCGTGGAGAGCGGCGCAAGCGAATTGCTCAACCGCGCGTTGGCCTGGAGATAGGTCAGCAGCGCGGTCGGCGTGGTGCCTGGGGTGCCCACCTGCTGATGGACGTCCTGCGCCATCGTGAAGGCATCGGCCTCCATGTTTGCCGCCAACACCGACATGGCCGGTTCGATGATGCGCTCGGTGAAGTCGTCAATGGACAGCGTGAGTTCGGACGAGGTAAACGACATGGGGACGTGCTTCTGGGTGCCGACCACGAGAGACACGCTCGCTTCCGTCGTGTCCTGTGGCGTGATCGCGGGGCCGGTGCCGACCGTGTAGCGGTTCGGGAGGCGAATCTTGAGGGTGTCGCCGATCTTGGCCCCCTCTTTCGCGTACTCATCGTCGTAGCTGCGGGTGATGGTGCCGATGAAGGCGAGTTTTTGGTGCAAGATCATCAGGGCCTTCCGAGTGCAATACCCACTTCGGCTTTCGCCGCCCGTTCCGGTTCGTGGTCTGGACTATACCTCAACCCTTATGGGTTCCCGCCGTCTAGTCTCTACGCCTTCCGATCTTACGATCGGCTTGGTTCGGTATTCCCTCGCTTCCGCAGGGGGTTCACCGAGTTTGACGGGTGATGCACCGCGCAACTTTCGCTGCGCGGGGGCCACTTAGACCATTGTGGGGGTCAGTAATGTGTTTGCCATAGAAACCTCCGAGTTGAGCATTGAAACCTTCCGACGTTTAGGCGGGTGTCGGTTTCAACCCGAAGTCGCCAGAATGAACGGACACGCTGGCGAGACCGTGAACGAACGGGATTTACTCCTTCTATACTTAACTACGCGCAGAAAGTCAAGCGCGCGAGCCCTTTGCAAGGTTATCCTTAGCCCAAAGAGGCTGGAGGTTCGTATAATGACATGCCTCTGAGAACTGCTGCCCATTCGCAAGGTCGAATGATGCGAGCGGACGAATATGATCGAGGTGCCACCCGCGCAGCCCCCAATTCTGCCATGTCATCCCTGGAAGAAATTTACTCTCAAGATACGCCACGCATTCATCAACGGAGCAACCAAGTAATTTCACGGCAGAGCCAGAACGCATTTCGTGCTTGATGGCGGAATTGATGCGACTTCGCAGAACGCACGCCAACCACCGTCGAGGGATGGATTTCTTCCTGACATATTTGGCGCGATCGCGCGCCGATGCATCATCATAAACTTTCCTCTCCGACGCCGTGACTTTCCACATACATGACGGTGAACACATCCTACGCCTTCCACGCTCACAATGTTTTCTCCAGAACTGTAATCCGCAGCATTCACACGGATACCACTCTCCAGTTTTAGCATGTTCAAACTTGCATGGATTTCCACAAAACATGGCTGAGGAGCGGCGTTTCGTAAAACGCACCCCGCAATACACGCATTCTCCTGTCTGCCTTGGTCTCGCGTTCATCGCTTACGGCGTGGGTGCCGCGCACTTCCCGATGCACGCCACCCCATCCTCGGTGATGGTCGTCGTACAATCCATGTAGCCATCCTTGGGCTCCGTGCAGACGCGCCCGCTGCTGCTGAGACCGAGCGGCTCCAGATTGAACGGCCCACATCCGGCCAGCAACGCGAACACAACAGGGAGCAGCCAATGGTACGACCGATAGCGCGGCCCAAATTTATTCTTCAACCGCGTCCGCTCCGCGTTCAGCCAGTCCTCCGTAGACATGGAATCTTTCGGCGACGCCACCGCCTGCGGCGCGCCCCCGCGCACTTGCGGAACCGCTGTAGGCGCGACCCTCTGGGGAGCCGACGGTGCGGGTGGAGTAGGCGCGCCAGCCTGCGGTGCGCCTTGGGCCTGTGGCGCACCGTTGCCTGGGACGTTGCCGACCGCCGCTGCAATTTTGGCCGCGATGCGCCCGATCGCCATTGTGGAGGCGCGCGGGTTCAGCTTGGCGATCTTCAAGGCCTCCTCGCGGTTCGCAGCCAGATACAACATCACGTCAGGGCCGTTCT